ACGCAGTACAAGCAATTGATTCGCCAGACGATCTCCGAGCTCGAAGATGTCCTGAGTGTCCTGAAGAAGTGAATTTTTGGAAAAAAATACTTCCATAATTCAAATGCTTAAGGTATATTTCTCGAAGTTCTCAGAGGTTCTGGAACAGCTTTACGCTCGGTCGGGGCGTAGCGCAGCCCGGTAGCGCACTTGCATGGGGTGCAAGGGGTCGAGTGTTCGAATCACTCCGTCCCGACCATTTATTTCAATGACTTAGGCCATTTCCGCAAGGGATGGCCTTTTTCATGTGCGTGAGTTTTGCGTGACTTCTCGTTTTCTCATGCCTGCCTCCTGGTCAGAATGGTGAGCACCGGCCCGCGCGAGTCGGTTGCTGATACTTTGTTCGCAGCATCTATCAACTGGCCCAACTCGGCGCCCGAGTAGTGACTGGTGATACTGCCGTTCTCGTGGCCCAATAGAGCCTTACGATCCTCTTCGGTTACGCCCGCGGCACGAAGCCGGCGGCCGAAAGAATGCTTGAGGTCGTGGATCCTGATCGAGGCGTACCCAGGGTGAGCGGGGCGAAGGTTTTTCTCCTGCCAGAGTTTCGCCGCTCTCACCCGTGCCTTTTTCCATGCCGAGTCGTTCATCCGGTGCATTGCGCTTTCATTGTAGGGGAACACTCATTCCCGGTTGATCTCCCGCTGCTGCTCCACAATCGACTTCGCCACGCTGTTCAGCACAACCAATCGCTCGTCCCCATTCTTCACGCCCGACCGTGCGTGCCGGCCACCGAAATCGGCAGGTATCAGAAACACGCTCGTGCCAAGCTCCGGCACCGCAATCTCCCAATCCCACCTCAACTTGCAGACCTCCTGCTCTCGACAGCCAGTGTTCACCTTGAACAGGGCCATCTTGTGCAAATGGTCGGGCAACTCTCCGAACAGGATCGATTGCTCGTCCCATGACATTGGGTAGGGCTTTCGACTCGACCGCTTCTCTTCGAGCTTCGCGATCATTGGCACACTGTCCAGCCACGGCCGTCGCTCATCATCTCGCCATTTCCTGGCACACATCGAAAGCACCCGAATTGCCCGCTCGAGCGCGATGTTGATCGTGCGATTGCTGACCCCCTTCTTCACCTTGCCGTCCGGCTCAACATGGCCGGCCTTGCGGTCCTTGATGAATTGCTCAAGGGCCTGGTCGTCGATGTGGGTCAGCGGCATGGCGCCGATGTATGGGTCGAGCTGCTGAAGGCAAAGGGCTGTCAGATGAATCGACGGCTGATCCTTGTGCTCAAGCAGGTATCGCGTGGCGGCATCGCAGAAAGTGCGCACCTGGCGCAGCCCGTATACCTTCTGCTGCCGGATCTGTTCCAGCCGATGGATCAGGTAGCGCTCGGCTTCCGCCCGGTCACCAGTGCCAGTGCTCTCGTAAAGTCGTTCTCCGTTGATTTTCTTGTCGATATGCCAGAGGCCTTTCCTTTGGGAGAGGCCGGTGATCGTTTTTCGCGCCATTGTGTTTCTCCAACTTGGCGCTCGCTGCGGGGCGATTGTTGCCCTGAAGCGCCGGTTTTATCAATCGCCTTTGCCTCGACGTATGCGGTTGCCCACGCGTCCAGGTCGAGCCGGTCAAAGCCGACTCCCCGCTCACCGATCGGGAATTCCCGGACATGAGGTCGAACGGTCCTATCGAATTCGGCCCGGCACATGCCCAGATAGCTGGCAGCATCGCGGGCACGAATGAAGCGCGGCGGGAACGATGCCTGCGCCGCTGTAGCGTTTGCCATGTGGTGCTCCGTGCCGCGCTTGGCGGCAGAAGGGGTTATTGAGTGGCTTTGGCGATGGTCGCTTCGAGGCGTTCGCAGCTGGTCATGGGGTCACCCGCTTGAACTCGACCGCCCACACCCACGGGTTGGCATCCCAGACAGTCGGACCGTTGATTGACGACCACAAAAGCTCGAAAGATTTGCGGGGATCAGCGCTGTGGGTTTCCTTTCCTTCTACGTGGTACCAGTCACCGAGGGCCGCATGATCGGCGTAGAGCCTCACACCTTCGGCCATGGCCTGCTTATCGCTGATGGCCTGTAGTCGCTCGACGCGCACGTCGGCGATCTCCAGCAGGATGCGGGAAAAGGCGTGCGGCATGTGAATGCTGGGATGCCAGGCCGAGCGGGTCTCTCCGCCTCCGTCATTCCCGCCAGCCCATTCGGCTTCGCCGTCGGCCCGGTAGATTACGTGCCCAGAGTAGTAGCCGCACCCGAAGGGCAACTCGCGGATTGCTGTGGTCGGGCGATCAGGCTTCCAGTCGATCATGTTGCCTTGTTCATCGAAGTCATGGCTGATCACGCCCCAGGTCTCGCGCACCCAAAGCCTATCGCCTGGCTGGCCGTAGGGACGAAGGTCAGAGTTGCCAGGCAGTGCCGAAAAAGCCGGTTCGAAACCGGCGGCCAAGCAGTCCAGCGCGGCCTGCTTCTTCACTTCGCGCCGCGTGACCGTCTTCCGGCCATCCAGGATGGCGCGCACCATCGGCGCCGAGAACAGGATCGGGCGTTCCTTGATTTGATTTTTCATGGGCATAGCTCCGCCACACCGCTACAGCGGCTGACTTTGAATTGAAGGGGAAGGGGTTATTTGGCGATGACGTCGGCGCTTGCGATGAAGCGGCCTAGGATCATGCCGAGGGGGAGTTGCAGGCAGAGCCACACAGTGACGCATTGAGCAGCTAGTAGGCTCATTGTTTCCTCGCTTGTGCATACCGCTGCTGGCGCTTCTTGGAGCAGGAGCGGTGGTTTCCAATGAAATTGGTGGACCAAAGCTGGTTGCTTTAAGATAAGGTTGTGACGTTTTTAGGGGTTGAGGAACATGGAACAAATAGACGAGGCAACTTTGAAAGTACGCGCAGGGTACCGATCGTCTACCTGGTGCTTTTACATAGGTGTTTGGATGTTGATGATAATTGGTATCACCGCACCTGTTGCTGCGCTGGCTTTAGAGTGGATGCCTATCGGCGAAAAACGTACGATTTGGTTTCAGAGAAGCGGAGCCGTAACGACGCTTTTCTCATTCCTTGGCGCTGCTTTGGCTGTAGTTACGAGCGGGCGGCTTTACACCCCGGGGTCATATGGGCAATTAGACAAAATTGAGGTATTGAAGGAATTTAAGACCCAATTCATATGGGCTGAGATAGGACTCATTGTGCTCAGCGTCCTCGGTACCATCATATGGGGTTACGGCGATTTAATAGTTCGACAGTTCCTGATCTACGCTTAATCACCGCAGAAGCAGTTGATGTCCTTGGAATAGTCAAACACATCCATTTGGCCTTTGTAGTTCTCGGCGTACCACGCCAAGTGGGAGTACTGCGGGCGGTCCATGCGGAACACGTGGTTGAATTTTTGCTCAAGGCCAGACCAGAAGATCGCACGTTCTGGCTCCGTTTGGATGGCCTTAAACAGCTTGTCTTCGCCTTTCTTCCAGCACAGGTCGCAGTTGCCCAGGTCGGAATCGATGCCTAGGTCGAAGTCCTGCGATAGCCAGAAGTCGGCCACATCTTCTTTCGTGATGCCGGCTATATAGGACGGGCAGACGCTTTCCCATCGCGAGCCGCCCTTGGCATTGGCCGCCATCATGCGGTGATATCTGCCGGGTTCATCCTTGCGGATGCGACCACGCAATCCCACTCGTCGTATCCCAGCGATCGCATGTGCTTCTCGCCGATCTTAATCTTCAGATAGGCGGTGCACATGTTGTTCGAGAAATTGGGCAGCACTGGGGGTAAGCTCTTTTCCTGCTTCCGATACTCGGCATAGTAGTCGAGCATCATCATGAAGGGCTCGCCGTTGCGACTGGCAGTATCAAAGTCCACCAGCGATACCATGGGGCGTCGGCGTCCTGTCCATAGACCCGGCACCACTCCATCCAGGTGGCGTGCACGTCCCAGCGCTTGGACATATCCTCAATGAAAATCAGCGTTTCCTCGCGCTCTTTGCCGGTGTTTTGGAAGCACAGGTGTACGTCTGCCGGCAGCTGGCCGCCGTGGGTTTCAAGGATCTTGTAGACCATGTGCCCGGATGTTCGGCCACCGCTGATGCCGATCTGCGCCGGCCCGGCGATGAAGTAGGGGTTCATAGATGCTCCTTTGGTATGTTCATAAGGTGGTGGTCGTGCCGATCCTGCTCAGGTGGCCCCAACAGCGGCTGCTTACGCTATGATCCAGTGCCGTAATGGATACAGGACGTCACATGCAACGCACAGAAGTCTTAGCGGCAATTGAGCGATACAAAGATGGTGAAAGGCCGTACAAATTTGTCAGCCCCAATTGGCACTTAGTGGGAGAGGAGGGGGCGGCTTACCCATTAAAGTATGTGTACGCAATGGCTATCGAGCTTGATCCGCTGAGAACACATACGGATGTCGCAAAGCTCGCGGCAATCCGGGCAGGATTTGAAATCAATAATGTGAGTAAGATTTATGTGCGGAGTAGTATTGGAACCAGTTTCTGGTGGGTGAATCAAAAGCAGACCCATCGGGCTGAGTATCCTGGTGGCTACATCTGGTCTCCAAAGACCAAAAAGATAAGTCCGCTAATGAGGGTTACCTAAATCTCACACGAGTCAGGGCAGGGGACCAGATCATCTCCTATGCCGACGATGCTATCAGGGCGATAGGTATTGCGACTCAGGCGCATACAGAAGCTCCGATTCCGACTACTCACATTGACGCAGCCGAGTGGGACAATATCGGTTGGCAGGTGACCGTGGAGTGGATGCCCCTTTAGGTGTCGTTGAAGCCAAAAGATTTCCTTGAACAGATCGTTCCGTTGTTGCCAGCCAAACATGCGCCGATCCGTGCGACCGGTGACGGCAATCAAGGTTGTTACTTGGCATCGATTTCAGAAGACCTTGGCGAGCTTCTGTTGAGTCTCGTATCGCAGGTCGATCCAGATGCACGCGAGTTTTTGCATGAGATCGAAGTCGAGGCCAGTGAAGCTGTGGAAGCCGAGCTTCTTCGGAGTGCTGATATTCCGGAGACCGAAAAGAAACAACTTGTACGCTCACGGGTCGGGCAGGGAATTTTTAGAATGCGGATGGCTAAACAGGAAAAAAATTCCGGCTTACGGGCGTGCATAATCTTGCGTTCTTGGTAGCCAGCCACATCAAGCCTTGGCGCGTGTCTACCAATGAGGAGCGACTCAGCGGTAGCAATGGCCTGCTTTTATCCCCACACGTTGATAAGCTTTTCGATCGAGGGTGGATCTCATTCTCCGATGAGGGTGAAATTCTCATCGCTAAGCAGGCTGTAGCGATCGCCAAGGCATGGGGCATAGACGAAAGAATTACCGTTGGCGAGTTCAACCTCAAGCAGCGACTCTTTCTCGAGTATCATCGACAAAAAATCTACAAGGGTTAATGGCTGCAATCAGGTCGTTGGCAGTATGCAGGCCGATCGCTTCAAAGCCGTGGTTCCTGGCTACCGTCGCTGCACGGTGCAAACCCATCCCCAGCCCGGTTCCGGCGGCGGCGCCACAGAAGAAGTCCACGACGATCTCATCGTCTTTCGGGTCGAAGCCAAGGCCGTACTGGGTTTTGAAATCGAGAGCATGTTTCTTCAGGTGTGCAGACATGAGAAGTCCTCGCCGGTATATTCGGCGCTTAATAAACGAGGGTTTCAGTTATGGGTGAACAACCTGATGCTTGTTGCGCAGCAGCGATGAATCAAATTGACCTAGAAGGCGGCACGACTCTCTTCAACCATTTCGATACGAAGGAACAGGGCATTTTTCTGGTGACGTCATATCAGTGCAGAGAGTGCTCGCAGAAGTGGGAGCGTTTTGTCGAAACTCAGGACCCGGACGAGGTTAGGTGGGACGCTGTTTCCTAAAGTACCATCTCAACCTGGGCTTCTCGCTGCCAGATCGGCGCACTGTTGTGCACTTCAATGCGATCGGCTATCACGCAAGCGCGCTGGCCGGCGGTGGGAGGCGCGTACATGCCGAAGCGGCTGATGCTGCCACCGTTAACGGCTGCGTTGGTGGAGTCTGCCGAGGCGAAAGGCAGGTGCTGGAAGATGGCCGGGTCGAGCATGCGCAGGCCGTGCAGCCGGCATGCCGGCCGGCCCTGGTCGTCGCAGATCGCGTTCATGGCTGCCGCCATACGCTTCCACCAAGCCGCGGTACCAGGCGACCGCCATTGCCCTGAACTGCCGAAGGCCACCATGGGTCATTCGCTGACGAGACGCTGTAAGCGTTCGAGCGATTCGTGAAGGTGCCAGACAGGTACGCCGCGTATGTCCCGAGGCCAGGCCGCCAGCAACGCATCGTTCGCCGCCTCATCCTCGTCGATCACATCAGGGATCAACGCCCAGTCGAAGCCCGGGTGCCGATTCCAATCCTCAACCCAGCGGGTATAGCCGTCGACGTCTGGCGTCCCGCCCTTGTTCCAGATCGAGAAGGCGCCGTTGTCGAAAACGAATGACTGGCAAACCTCTGCGACGATGCCATGTCGTCCTGGCGACGGAAGGGCACCAGCGCATGCCGCCCGGCGAGGAACCTGGCCCCATCCTGCCGGGTGCCACCGACGGGGGTACCGTGGTAGTAAATCATGGCATAGGCCATCGTAAGATCGTATCGCGGGCACCGGAAAACCATCCGCCGAGTCCGGCGAACAAATCGATTGCTGTGGTCATAGGTATACCTGTACGGAGCGCATGTAGGCATAATGCGCTCGGAATATAAACGATTGACGGAATAGGAAGAAGGATATGGCCGATTGGACTTGGCCCGAGTTCAGCACTGTTGCAGATTCCTTGTCGGTCGTGGGATTTGTCGTAACATGCTGGGTCGCATGGCAGGCCAAAAATATTCGAAATTATTTTTTCAATAGGGTGCGAATTGGTGAAATTCTTCCAGACTTAACTAAAGATTCAGACGAGCTTTTAGAGGCTCTGAAGAAATGGGATTCAACCAATGGCACTGGTCGCGAAACCCACATCGTCTTGTCTAGAGTCAGGGGGCGGCTACTGAATCTTCGACATAAAGTATCTTCTGATGAGAAAAAGACTTTAGTGAGTCTTTTGGTTAAAATTGAGAAGAAAAAGCTTTACTTGTTTCCGGGCAAGATTACCGATATCAGTCGCGACGAAGCATGGGAGATTTTGGCGGACTATGCGGGGATGATATCCCAAGTGACTGGCGGCCATAATGATTCGAGTTGGAGGCAGCAATGAGTACAGAAGAAAAAGCTTCGAAATTGATAACTCAAATTTTACGGGCTACCTATACCGGCTTAGTGGCATGGCGCTTAACCAGTCCTCCAGCTAGTTTGACTAGAGCTACTGAGAACTTTGTTCCTGTATTCCTTGAGGCAGAGTACAAAGGAAAGAATATCGTTATTTACGAAGAGCGTTATAAGCATTGGACTGACGAAGACAGCTATAACTGGGGGGTGGGTATTCGTTTTGGGTTCAATGTGGGAGGTACGGTAATTTCTGACATCGTAAAATGGTCTCCTCTTCTTCGTAAGTTGTTTGAAGCTGCTAGGGACAACGCGGCTAATGTCGACTCGATGATAGACGACATGCTTGATTGACTAAGCGAATCGGTCGGTTTGTATCGGGGGGCTGAGGGGGATGCTGACGGGTAGAACCAGAGCATTTTGCCAGGCGGACCTTAAACCGAAGATGCACTCGATGTCGTGCATCTCGCACTGGTTATACGCCCTGTCCTTGGCCTGGCCTGGCCTGGCCTGGCCTGGCCTGGCCTGGCTTGCGGCGGTGGCGGCGTATACGCTGGCCGTACACTCGTCAGGATCCCACCAGCCCCATCCGCGAAGCAGTACCCGCCAGCTTTTGAGAGGTGGCTTTTTGACCATTTCGTCGTACTCCATTTCACAGGTTGGGTGGTAGTTGCGGATGCGCTTCTTGGGGTCGCTGTCGAGCACCACGCCGATGTAATATCCGCAGTCAGCGTGGATGATGCCAAGCTCGCCGCTGGGTATCACCCGGCAGCCGATTTCGGCTGGGACGCTGTAGTGCTAGCACACATAGGCGAAGCGTGGCTCATGGCAATCTCCATTGCAGGCGCCGCCCTCCGATATCTCGGTGAGTGGCAAATTGCGTGGGGATGAGGTATTAGGGGTATCCGGCATGAGGCCGAACCAGGGGGCTGCAGTGAAAGTAGAAGTTCTTAAGAGCCTTACAGACGACATGGTGCTTTGGAGGTATATGTCGCTAGACAAATTCATCAACCTCCTAGACGATGAAGGTATATATTTTGCCCCGCTTGAATCTTATCAAGACACCGATCCGTTTGAGGGCTATCCGCCGGCTGTAGCGCTAAAGGCGATTTACTCGCTAAGTGATTCTACTTATCAGATAGCCAGCGATGCGCTCTTGAAAGCGGAAAATTTAGAAAGACCTTGGCCTCCAGCAGTAGAAGAGGCAGTCGCCACAGCGCGAGCGGAACTTAAGAATAGACCTGCAAAATTTCGTTCCCTGATAGACGCTTTGTTCAAAGGAACGCTAGTGAGCTGCTGGTACTATTCTAAGCATCAATCGGAAGCGATGTGGAAGCTCTATGGTGATCAAGGCAAGGGGGTCGCCATCCGCACCACGGTGGCGAAGCTGAAAGCAGCACTAGCCCAGGCTGAGGGTAATGCCCGCCAAAAAACGATTTTTGTGGGAAAGGTCAAATATATTGATTATTCCGACCCACTGATAACTGCACCGGACTGCAAAGTTGACGGGCATATTATTCCATTAATGAAACGGATCTCTTACGCTCATGAAAACGAGGTTCGAGCATTCCTGTCACCTGACATCGACACCTCCAATATAGAGAAGTTTACCATCAAACCATTCATGGCTTCCTGCGATGTCAGATCGTTGATCGAGGGTGTTTACGTGTCTCCATACACATCATCGCAGTTCTTAAAAGCGGTCCAAGCGATCGTTGGTAAATATGAGCTGCTTTGCTCTGTAGAGAAGTCCGACCTGCTGAGCGGAACAGATGACCTATTTCGTCTTGAATAACGCTATTCATCCGTCCGATATGATTCGTAATTGCGCGCGTCGATAAGCCAATTCAAGCCGCCGCTCCACAGCCGGCGATACCTTGATTTCGTGGCGCGGCACTTCCAGCAACAGGAATGCCCGATCAGCCCCTAATTCATGCAACCGGTGAATCATCAGGGTCAGCGCCTCGCCTTGTTCCTCGATACCCGCCCACTGCATCAGGTCGGCCAGCGCCTGCTTGGTACCTGGCCGGACCTTCAGCCGCAGATCCTCTTCCCGCAATCTGGCTGCCTTGTCGTTCCGGCGCTGGTCCCGGTCTTTCTGTGTCATACCCATCACAAGGCTCCGTCAGTCCGCTGGGCGGGATGTGAAATTGTTCTACCCGGCGGCGCTAGGCTTTCTGCTTGATCATCCCTTCCTCGGCTTCGTCGTGCGCAGGGGGAAGTCGATGGCGTACTGGTCGACGATGCGGGATAGGACCTTCTGAGTGATGCCGATCTGTTCCGCCGCATTGCGTCGTGTGCATCCTCTGGAAAGCAGAGCCTTGATCTTCGCGACGATCGCCAACCCGTCCTCAATCTTGGTTCGGGTGCCGAAACGGATCTTGTAGTCAGTCGAGATCCAACGCATGCCGCCGCGACGCACGCCCAGCGCTTCGGCAATCTCAACCTGGCCCATGCCCTGATTGCACATTTCGCGCACTTGGGGAGCGAGCTTGGCATCAAGCGCGCGCTCCGCTTCGTGGCTTCGGGCGAACACCATCTTGTTCTCCGAGGCAATCCGGCTCAGGCGGTGCTGAGACACACCCAGAGCCTTTGCCGCCTCGACCAGGCCTACGTCCATGTAAGAAGTCAGCTTCGCGGCGATACCGTCCTCGAACGCTTTCTTGCGAGCCTTGTTCGCCGCCTTGATAGCAGCGTTTCGCTTCGATGTCAGGGAAGGTGCGCCATCTGATGGGCGATTAAACCGCACAGAGGTGGGCTGGATGCTTTCGCTGTTGAATGGAGTCGGGTTGAACAGGCTGCGGCTGATGGGTACAACCTCTACCACTCATGCCGCTTCGTAGTCCGCCATCGCCTGAGCAAGCCAGGCTCGCTCGATGTCCTTCTGTTGGATGCTGCTGAGTTCGAGGCTGATCATGCTGCAATCCCCAATACGCGATTCATGCGCTCATCAAGGATTTCATAGAAGGTCTTCACCCGCTCAGCGATCTGGCGGATCATCACTTCGTCCCTGTACATCCGCTTCACGAAGAGCGGCATGCCAGGCCAGTAGCTGATGAAGTCGATCCATTCACGCTCTGAAGCCCACAGCCCGCCTTGGCATTGATGAACATGCTCCTTGGGCACCTCGCCGGCAAGGATCACGCCGACTTGGAACTTGGGAAGCTTGGTCTTGATCTCGGTCAACCCATCAGCGCCTACCAGCGCGTCTGGTAAATACCCGATGCCGTGGTTGAGGATGATGCCGACCTAGGTAGTGCTTACGCTTTCCCTGTCTTCGTAAAGGCCGCGCGCCACTTGTTCCAGCTCGTGTCCACCAATGGTGGCCTTGGTTTGGAACGGAAGCTCGGCGGCCTCCTCAGTGATTCGCTCACCGATCAGTTGATCCATGTAAGTAAACGCCGCCACGCCGAACCCGGCCTCTCCCTTGCCGTTTACCATCAGGCAGTCCAGCTCAGACGCTGTCGCGATGCCGAGGCGCAAGGCCAGCCACTCAGGCGTACCTTGCTCGATGTCAGTTACGATTTTCAT